CTTGCAAACATAAACCAGTTACGGCTAGCGTAATCATATATACGCTGAGCAAATTCTAAATCACCTTCACTATAAGCTACCGCAGCTCTAGCATAAGCCTCTTGAGGGCATTCTCCATCTCGGCAATAATAGTCTTTAAGTAACGCATAAGCTTGTTCCGTTAGGTTTTTATTCCGCTTTTTATCAATTTGGATTCCTAGATATTCACGCATCTTTGACGAATACCCCATCAATCATAGTTCCAGTTCTGCCTTTGATTTCATCGTATGCAGATTGCAGACATTGTTCGATGTTAAGATTCCACGCTTCTGCTTGCATAATTAGGGTGACAATAATGTCCCCGATAGCGTCCTTAACTTCATCAATATCTTTCTTATCAATGCCGATTGCTAGTTCTTCTACCTCTTCGATAGTCTTAGCAAACTGAGCAACTGGGTCGGGGTCAGGCAAGATTCCTTTCTGGTGACCCCAATCAATTATTCTTTCTTCTAATACGTTTAGACCCATTACCAATTCCAACCTTTCGTGGCTTCCATTAATTCAATTTGTTTATTGAGATACCAACGTGCTTTCTTAGCGTCCTCGATAGGATTGTTTTTGTTCCATAAGCGAGAGCCGAGATATTTCAGCACGTTACCGTGACAGTAAAAGATTGCTTCGTACTGACCCAACACATCGACAATGTAGTCAATGGTTTCAATCTCACCTGCGTTGTAGTGCAGTGGTTTTTCTACTGCATCAAACTTTTCCATATGCTCTTTAAAAGTCAGTTCTTCGGATTCCATAAAGTCACTTCTCCTGTTATGTGATTATATTCGCCGCTCCGTAAAATACGGGCTAGACGTGCCTGTTCGATTGCAACTTCTTCGCTAAGATTCTGTCGAGAATACGCAGCCACAACCGTGTCCCAAGATTGGTCTTCAGCAAGAAGTTTCTCAGCAGTCTTAGCCCCAACCTTCGGGCATCCTGGATAGTTGTCCGTAGAATCCCCTGTGAGTACCTGCGTAAGAAACCAGTAATCAGCTTGTTGTTCATCAATATAAACCTCACCTTCATCTGTTAGGTGTCTACCGTGACAAGTCTTTAGGTCTTTGTCTGACGACCAGATTAAGTACTCGTCACTTTCGGTAACCTTGATGCCTAATACATCGTCAGCTTCTAGGTTCTTCCAAATCACGCCGTTGTATTCGTCTGCCATAAAATCCTTGGCGTACTGCAACAACATCGGGCGGCGTGTGTTAGCTCGATTTGCTTTGTAGTAATCAGCTACATCTTTGCGAAAATTATGTTTATCGCTTAAAGCTACTTCCACCTTATCGGTGTTAGCTTTCTCCATGAGTCCTGTTATGAAGTCAGCGATTTTAATCATCACATCGTTTTCAAACGAGTGAAGCGTCCACAAGCCGTCACCCCAGTTTATTGGTTGTTCTGAGGCAGCGGCAGCTTGGTAGGCAACTATGTCGCCATCAATAACGAGTGTCGTCATCTTCTTCTTCAGCCTGTTCTATGTATTCTTTCATGTCCTTCATTGTGACAACGTGAATGCCGTTCTTAACTTGAATGTACTCAAGGTAGGCATCCATCACGAACTTGGCTGCTAGAGCCACGCTCACCACTAAGAATGAGAAAGTGCATACGATTAATAAAAAAGTTTCTAAGTCCATTGTTACACCAGTGTAACTAAGCAGCTTTAAAAGCCTTAATTACATCCGTAGAAAATAGCTTCTGTAAGTTAAGTAGATACATACGAGAAGCGTAATGGTCACCACCACTAACTGAACGAACATAATCGAGGTTGTCGATAATCTTCTTCAATACGTCAGTGTTAAAGACCAGTGTTGCGTAAATTTCATCTCCTAAGCATAGGTTGTGAAACCAGTAGTCTGCTTCGGTAGCGTTAATGCCTGAAGGCTTGCCGTAGCTTTCATATTCGATAGCTATGTTACCTGAGTTTTGCCAAACATCCCTTTCTGATTTCACTTCAATCTTTTTGTTCTGAAGCATATCAGCAATCGCTTCTTCCCTTACCTGTCCATAGGCTAAATCTAAATCAAACTTCTTTCTATTTTCTTTAGTGGGTGTCAGCCCAGTTGTTGCCGACTTTGTATTCTGAGTCGAGAGTGCATCGGAATTCATAATATTTTTCAGTATCCTTCATTGCTTGTGTAATGAGTTGACCAACCTTTTCTTCAATCCCTTGTCTCACTTGAACTTGCACTTCATCGTGAATGAACGCCACTATCGCAACGTCTTCCTCAGTGTAACCATTCGCACGAAATGCATCTTCCATCATGACGTACCAACGCTTACAGATAATCGCTCCGGCTGATTGTAACAGTGTGTTTAACGCTGCATGAGCGTGACGCACTGGTATTTGACGACCATCTAAACCTTTTATCCATCCCCGTTTTGCCGCTTGGTTAACGGCATCCCGTAGCCTTTTAAGGGCGGGAGTTTTCTTGAGGAATTTAGCTTTAATCGCTTTACCTTCTTTAGAGCCTTTACCAATGATACTACCAATCTTTTCATCCCCCGCACCGTAGAGAAAACCATAGATAAAGGTTTTAGCGTTGTTGCGAGTAGGTAGTCCGGCAGCTTCTTGATTAGCTGTATGGATATCACCTTCTAATATCTCCTTGCCATACGCCCCGTTATCAAAACGAGCCATATAATGGGCAAGGCAACGAAGCTCCAAGCCAGAAGCGTCAGCCCCGAGAAGGTGAAAATTATTAGGTACAGTAAAGAGAGAACGACACTCAGTGCCATAAGGGGCAGAGACGCTAGGTACTTGCGCCATGTTTGGATTTGCATGAGTACACCGACTCGTAACTGCTCCCATGTGATTGACCCGACCATGTAATTTTCCGTTCTCCGTAAGTTTTAACCAAGCCTGTTTGCCTGTGGCTAACTGACCTAAGCGTTTGTTCAACATAAGGTACTCAAGCAGAAGCTTTGCTTCCGGCATATCAATACCTTCTAAGATTTTTTCATCGACCTTTGGTTGACCAGTGTTAGTAAAACTCTCTGGCTTCCAACCACGTTTCATCAACCTGTCAGCAATCTGTGTACGGCTAGCAGGGTTGAATGGGATTGTTTTGGTCTTTGTCTTTAGCTCGATAACAGTTGGTTCAAATGTTTCTGTTAACTGTTGCTCAAGCTCTTGCTTTCTTGCTGCTAGCTCTGAGAATAAATGTAGAGCATCACGCTCATTAAACTCAAAACCACGCTGTTCTTGTTTAAACATCTCTAAAGCAATTCGATGTTCTAAATCCAAGGCATCCTGGCTAAAGCCTTTACTATCAACTTTTTCGTAAAGCTTCTTAGTTACCAAGGTATCTTGTACGCAATAGTCCAACATCTCCTGTGAGAACTCATCCCACACATCTGCTGAACCATCATTGAATTCGCCCTTAAATTCTCCAAGGCGATAGCCCCAAGCTTTAAGGGAATGACTGCCCCACATCTTTGAGGGAAGTCGTTTTTGTTTTGCATCTAGCTCTGTAGCATTAGCCCATATGGTGCGGCTACATACCAACGTATCAAGAACATCGCCTTCATACTTATAACCCCAAAGCTTTTCTAGCACTGGTAAGTCGTAAGCGATGATGTTGTGACCAATTAACAAAGTTGCTTTGTCTAAGTAATCAATACAGTTTTTAATCATGTCATACGCAAACGTATATACATGGTCTGTATCAATATCTCTCAAGACAACGCAGTGAACCTTTGTTACGTCTTTAAGTAAGTTATCAGTTTCAATATCTAGTATGTATCGCATCATTGTGTCTCCGCACTAATGGTAAGAAGCTGTTCGCTCTTGTTCAAAAATTTCTCTGAATTGTTCGGCTGTTGGGTACTCACCCAAATCAACCCCTGACTCACTCTCTAGTTCGTAGAGCATGATTAGGTAGACGATGTACGCCTTCCTAAATTCTGCTTCTGTGTAATCCATTAAAACTCCATCTCCCCGTCTTCTTGTTGGAATATTGTTTCAGTCATCCGACCTGTTTCCTTTGAGTAGGTGAGGTGACAAGCTATGCCTGTCTCACCTGTCCAACGGTTCTTTAGAATTCGGACTGTTGTTAAGTTTGGGTTATCGATGTCCTGTTGATTTCTCTCCAAGCCGATAACCATATCGCTTAGCTGAGCGATTGCTGCTGAACCTCGTAGCTGTGCTAGAGATGTAACTGCACCTTCTTCGTGACCCTTACCTTCAGGGCGTTTAAGGTGTGATACCAATACCATACCACACTGTACTTCCTCCGTAAGTGTACGGAGTTTGGTCATGGTGTTATCAATAAGCCTACGTTCGTCTCCGCCATCCATACCGCTAACAACGATGCTAAGATGGTCAAGGAAAATGTAATCGCAGCCACAACCACGGACAAGATAGCGGATTCTTTGGAGAAGATTGTCAGAATCTGTAGACCCCCAATGGTCATAAAGATAAACACGACCATTGCCGAGGGTAGATGAATAAGCGTCTCTAAGGTCATCCTTAGTTACTCCTTCAGTAGATAAATGAATAGGCTGATTTAGCTCTAGTCCCATCAAACCCAAGGCTGTTCGTTTAACGCTTTCTTCCAAAGCGATATAACCAATAGTGTGTCCTTGTTTGATTAAGCTATAAGCTATCTCACGGGTAAGGGCTGACTTGCCGATACCACTACCTGCGGTCACGGTAACGATTTCGCCTTTGCGAATACCGTGTGTTTTTTCATTTAAACAATGATAAGGATATGGAACGCTCTCAGCTACATCATCGGAGCTAACCAATTCCCAAAGCTCATCACCAGAAACAATGCCGTCAGGTCTGAAGGGTTTAGCATCCCATTGGGAATCCATCAGTTCTTTAGCACGTCCTGCTACAAGCATTTCGTTTGCGTCTTTTAGAGGCAACTTAGCAATCTTAGCTTTGCCAGGCGAAAGGATGAGTGAACACTCTTGTGCCGCTTTCCTACCATGTTCATCGTTATCGAACATGAAGACGACAGTCTCGAATTTCTCTAGCCAATCTAAGTTGCGTTGGATATCTCGCTTTGCGCCTTGTGCGCCTGTTGAGACAGAAACTACAGGATAACGATGGTTGAGGCATTGAGATAAACTCATTGCATCAATTTCACCCTCAGTAATAGCGACCATCTTGCCACCATCACGCCAAAGATGTTGTCCAAACAAACCTGACTTCTTGTTATCACCTAGGTAAGTGAAGTCTTTATTAGCAAAGCGTAGCTTCTGACCAACTAGGTTGCCTAACGAGTCACGGTAGTTCGCAATCTGAACTGGTTGACCGGATAAGCTACCGACTTGGTAGTCCCAAAACTTGCTAGTCTCGATTGTAAGGTGTCGCTTAGGCAGTGCCTTATGCTCACCAAACACAGGTTTGAAAGTAACTTTAGCTGTTTGCTTTGGTGTTTCCACTTGAGTAGTGTCTCCTTGAGTGTATGTTTCACACGAAAAACAATATGTGTGTCCGTCTGAATATACACCCTTAGCATCACTACTGCCACAAGCATCACAGCTTTCTTTGTAGAGGTGTTCGCTTTCCTGTAGTTGTTCCATTAGTCAATATCCCCTACGCCTTCATCAATCTCAATATCTAGCCTGTCAGCTAGACGGTGGAACGCATCACGCAGTTCAAGCACCTCTTCATCGCTAAAGGCTTCTTCGCTTTCGACAATGACATCAGCCATTAACGCAAATACTTTTTCCCAAACATCAGGCATTATAACCACTCCTTCGGGATTCTTTCACCTTCTGCCCAGAGAAAACCGTAACGGTCAGCCCACTCAGCACATGACATCTTACTCCCGTCCTTACGCTTCTTAGCTCCCTGTACGGGGCTGCTGGCGCGTTGAAACAGAAACCTAATATCAAGGTCTGGGTGTTGTGACTTAACCGCTTTCATTTTTCTTTGTGCGTCCTGTCGAAAGTACCCTTTTAGTTCAACATAAACGTCACCGATTTTTAAATCAGGAATGTAGGAGCGTTCTACGAAGTACTCTAACTTATGTGGTTCGTATTCGTATGGAACGCCCTGTTCCTCAAGTTTACCGATGACCCGTTCTTCAAAAGTCCCCTTCAACTGACTCGGCATAGTCGTCCTCGTCAAAGACTTCTGAGCTTGCTTTCGTTGGAGGTTCGGCGACAAAGCCGTCTTCTTCGGAAAACATACCACCACCCTTGTTACCATATTCAACAAGGTCGATAACTTGGACACCTTTCAAGCGTAGCGTAACGCCTACTTGTTTAGTGCTAGCCATGACATAAGCGTAGGGTTCTACCGCAACCTTAACGGTTGAGCCATTACCGATAGCCATGTCTTCATCGATGGGGTTCTTTTTAGCATCAACCACAATGGGCTTCTGCTCGTACACACGACCGTCACGGGTAGCAATCTTGGACTTGAGCTTCGCACGAAACATCAATTCACCAGTCTCATTACCGTCTTGGTCGTAGTGAGTGTTACGGACTGAACGAGTGGACAGGCTTTTTGCCTTTGCAGGGTTTGCCTTGACCTCTTCCTTTAGCTTGTCATCTACGATAGCTTCAAGGTACTCACAGAGTTCTTCCGCTTTTTCTTCGGGAATAAGTACGTCAATACTGTATTCACCTTCAGGTACAAATTTGGTATCAGGTTTGAGGACTTTTGCCCACATCGCCTTACCTTCAAAGACCTTATATTGTTTAGCCATAAAAGCTCCTATAGTGTATTAAGTTGCCACTTCGGGCAATAGGGTGACAGTTAACATCATGCGAAAAAGTACTTACTACTCAAGACTTTACGCAAATCTAAGTCGCCTTTTTCGGGCGGTTCAGGTACATCTTCTGTACCGAGGATATTACACGCGTGTAATCGTAAGTCAGATAAAACATCGTTATCTTGATACATATCTACAAACGACTCACGGAGTATCTCACTCATTCTAACCATATTGCTAGTGTGTGTGCCGTAGCTGTCATGCACCATAGCAAAGTCTTTGATGCCCTCTTGTTGGCATCGATTGATTGTCATGGTTAGGTGAGCTGCATCTAGGCTATGGATAAAGTTAGGACTAGCCCCTGTACGGGTCTTAGACTTGTTTATCTTGCCTTCGATTTCTGTGTGGTGACGTACCACTAATATGTTGCCATCAATCTTTGTTTTGATTTGACGACTCTTTGTATCAGGGTATGCCTGGCGAACTAAGAAGTTAGTCGGAGTAATCCATTCCATAGGCT